AAAAGGTGAGCATTGTTATAGGTCGCCAGTTTCTTTGCATCCAGCTTTCGCCTGTGGCCTCTGCTGTGATTACCTTGGTCTTACTATCAAGTATTTTTGTCTCATACTCAATAACCTTAGCTAAAAGCGCGTTTTCAATTGACTTTATAGTCGCTTTTAAGTTTAACTTTTCTTCGCTGCTGGTGTGTACGTTATCAATCAATTCTGCAGCTGGCTTAAATATACCGCCAATAAAACTAAGCACATCCATTATCTAACCCTCTTTATAATCAGTTTACCGTGCCGAATAAACGAAACCTCAGTAACGCCAACGCCAGATAAATACCGCTTTAATTCTTTTGCGTCCGACATACCAATGGCACCGTAAAGCCCTTTAATAAAAACCTTATCATTATCATAAATAAGTGTGCAAACGCCCGTAAACGTAGTTTTAGTTTCTTTAAACCGATACAACTCTATTCGGTCTTGTATCCGTTCTGACCCCATATTTAAGCATCCCGTATTTCTACCACGTAATTAGTCCGCTCATCACCACACCACCATTTAAGCGTGTTTAAATCTGTCTTGCTCATCAGAATACAGCCTTCACTATGGCTTGGTTTTGAGCCTTCATGTATTTCAATATCAGTTCGTCCATCAACGCTTAATATTCTAAACCATTGGAACCTTCCATGGGTATCGCGCATGAACTTATAGAATCCCGCCGGTATACAAGAAACGCCCACCTCGTTGTCTTTCCACGGTCTTTCAAGTGTTTTAATCTCACCCCCATCTGGTAGGGTTAATATACCATTGGTACGGTCTGAAGGTGATTTAAGGCGCTGTAGTATCATGGTATTAGTATTGTTTTTATTAAAGCGACTGCCACCGCGCCAAATAGACCAACCGAGACCCATTTCAAATGCCTAACCTGACCTTTAAAGTCAATCATTAAAGCTTGGTTTGTTTTGACATCTGACATTTCAGTGTTTAGCTTGTCGATTTTGCCCGACATCAAGTTGCTATTGATTACAACGTTATTTATCTCGACTTGTTGTACCTGTATCTGGGTTTGTGTCTTAGATAATTCTTTTAGGTTGTCGTTAATATTTTTGTTAAATTCTGACTGGCTAGCCATAAACAAACTAATCTTTTCGTCTAGCCTCGCAAGTTGCTCTACTGTTGCGCTCACTTAAACACCCCCACGCTATTAATATAGCTTTTGTGCTGTTTATAATTATTAATAAGCAAACAACAGACATAAAAAACAACACTCAAGCCCCCGGTAATCATTAACGCAAATTCAAATAATTCAACAATAACACCAATATTTAAAGGTTGGTGCCAAAGAGTATATTTTAACGTGTTGTAAAAACCAACATGAACAAGAAAGTGCAATACGCTGGTAAATAAACTAGCCGTAGCATACCATAATAATAGTTGTGATTTTATTTTTTTAGAAAGGTTGGCGGCTATTATAGATACTATTCCATAACTTGCGCTATATCCGAGATAATACCAATCAGCATTTAAATTATTGCATCCATAAATTAACACAAACGCTAATAAAACAACCGCCAACTTAATCACTTTTTAGGTTTCTTTTTAGATTTAGGCTTAACCGGTGTTTTTTTGTAAGCCGGTGATGGCTTACCCTTGTCTTTACTTCTTGGCATTTTATTTACCCCTTAAATTCTTCTTCGACTGTGCCGTCAACTAGTATCTCCGCTACTCTTGGCGCTAACAATATGCCAACAGATACCAAGTAATTCAGAGCATCAGTATTTGATGGCATATCCAAATCGACATAAGTCGTCATCTCAAGTTCCTCTTTGATGTCAATAACAATGTCATCAGTAGACTTACGGATTAATGTGCGCTCTGGCTGTGTTAACCGATTACGAAATGCGCGTTTTGAGATGTGGCGTATTGCCGGTGGGGTTACCTGCAATGTGCCTGCGCTTTCTATTTTATGCTTTCCGCTGTCTGAGATTATATTCATAGTATTGGCCTAACTAGATATTCAAGGGTTACTGATGTATCTGTTGTTGATTGTATTTCTAATACTAACGATGTATTGCAGATAAATCCCGGTTCAGTTGTTGAGCTTGAAAATGAGTTACTAGCGGCTCCATAAAGGACTAATGCGGTGGAGGCAACGGATGCTATGGAGTCATTCCATATTACCACGCCGTCAACCGTCATTTTTACTGTGTAGGCTTCTGAAATCATATCGTCAAATAGAAGCCCGCTAATTAAAAACTTTCCCGTTAAGCTAAGTGCTGTTGTTAGCCCCGCCGTAGCGTCTATTCCTGCTATCTGCTTATATCCAGTGTTTGAAATGAGCTTTGAATTAGGCCAGGTTAAATCTGGGGCGAGCGTTGGTATACCCGAACTTCCACCCAATAAAGACGTTTTAATCGTCATGTTATAGCTCCCAATCGCTTATTCCGTCGGATTTTAATGTAATTGACTCGCTAGATGCAGAGTCCATAGTAATACTGGTATCTGTGCCGCCTGAATAGCTTATTGTATCACTTCCTGAGCGAGATATAACAGGCTTAAAAGTTTTATAAGCGTCTGGCAAATCTATTTGAATAGTTTGATTAACTGATATGCTGCTAGCTGCCGGCAATGTGTACGCACCACCGTCTTGAATCTCGTTAATGCGTAAAGCTGTTAACACGCCGCCACCAGTTTGTGGTATGACTGTTACGCTATTCGCTGAGAAGGTGCCCAGTGATGATTCTAACGCCATTACCTCTGGCAACTTAGCCCCATTTAAAGCAGGTAGCCAGTTTGTACCGGTATCAGTTGTAGGCTCATTTGATAGGTTGGCATCAACCATTGAGCGCCACAAATAACCCTCATTTGATTGTACGATATCACCAGTTGAATAAGGCTTCTGACTGTTGTAAACATCAATGAATCTGACTTCCATCCAGAATGAATTTGCATTAGGCGTTAGCGTTGGGTCATTACCTTGATTGGTGTCTTGCAGCGATATGTAGAACACACCTAAGGCGGTTTTGGCGATATCATCTTTGTCATATACAACTGTCTCGTCATATACTTCAAAGTCACCTAAAGCGCCTTCACCGCCTACAGGGTCACGTTCCCACACTTGCTGACTGTTAGCATCTTGCAATACTACTCTAGCTTTGCCAGTGTAAAAGGTGTTTGGCACTCGACCTAAAGCGCCAAGCTCAACAGGGTTAGTGTTTGCTATGGTTTCTAAGTCGTCTTTATACGTAGTCAATAAGCTGTTAGTGCCTGACTTGTAAAAGTAAAGTTTTCCGTAAGGTGGGTATGAAAACCCTGGTACTGGATTTATAAAACGTGGGATGGGGCACCTCCTTGCTTTTCATTAGAAAGCAATCTAAAATTATTTTTTAACATATTTAAGGCTGGCATAATGGATTCCAAAAAAATTGAAATAAAAGAAAGCAGACAAATATTAAGTTGCGCGGTTTTTATTGTATCATTCATTATCTTCTACCTCATCTTTAGATGATATAGCTGCGCCAGATGGAACTGTAGCCATAAACTTAGCCATCTCTCGCTTAAATTGAGCTGCCTTTACCGCATCTTTGACTGTATCACTCGCTATATTTTCCAGCGTGGTTAGGTCTATATTTGGATCTAAAAGCAAGTCAGACAGGTCAGATAAGCTCCTTTTACTTTTAGGAACAATTTCCAAGTAAGCTTTAGTTATTTTCTTCGCGTCATTGCCAGCTAATTGCATTGTTTTTAAGAAATTGGCATTGCCTCTCGCCAGCTTGTTTGCGATTATCTTTGATGCGGTTCCTACCGTAACGGCTGTGACAGCAACGGGAAGTGCCGCTCCGCTCATGCCAAGAGAGGCGGCAACTCCACCAGTACCCGCACCACTAACCATTGCAGAGAATACGCTAGGGCTGTTTTCAAATTTAATGCCCATTCCTCCAACCAAAGAGGCAAAATTCTGCTTGAAATCTCCATCAGTTACTTTTCTTATTGCTGCGATATCATCCTTAGATAGAAACTTTCTGGTTGTTTTATTATTTATTAACCTGTTAAGTTCGTTTCTAATTCCTTTGTCTATTCCAGCTTTTCTGCTAGCGCCAATTGTAATGGCCTCCTCTAGCATTTCAGCCCTCTTAGCCCTGCCGTAAAGCTTACCAGCAGCATTTAATTTTTTGGATATGTCTGATGCTTGTATGTTCCCAGTCCTGGCCATATCGTTCACGTTAATATCAGCAATAAAAGAGTCAACCTCGTCTAAAACTAGCAATGCCTGTCTTGTTATATTCTTATCCATTGGGTTTACAGCGTTTTGAGCTATTTTTCTTAGGTCTGTAATCTCATTGATTGGAATTGGAACGCCCCTATTAATATCTTTTTTTATGGCGTTGATCGATCTAAATACTGGGTCTGAAACACCTTCTCTAATGCCTTCTTTTTTAGCCAGCACATCAAGTGCATTCTCAAGTCGCCCTAGTGATGTTTTTTTAACTACAGCACCGGAATCATTAACCTCTTTATATAGTACGCTGGCCGCCTTCCTGACTTGCGCGTTTTCTGGGGCTGACTCAACCAAAGTTTTTTTGATTAAATTATTACTAGGAGGTTTAACTTTTGAAAGCCTCCCAGCCCCTTTAAAGCCTAGAATTTCAAGCGCCGCCGTTGGTAACGTGTGCGCCATCGTAGCAAGTAAAGGCCCAGCCGATTCAAAGATAGTGCCCTCTGTTGCTTCTAAAGTGCTATCACCTAAAAACTTCTCAGTGTTAGATATGGCCTCACCTACTGGCGCAAGTGTTTCACCAATTGCTTGCTGTTGACTAACGCCTGCATCAGTTGACGGTCTAAATGTCAACGAGTCTCTGACAGATTCAACCGCTCTAGCACCTGCGCCTTGTTCGGCAAATGGGTTCGCTGATTGAACTATCCCTGCAAGCCCCGCCAAAGGTTCTGCTATCATACTAGAGCCAAAGCTTGCTGCATTCTCTATGCCGCCAATAATAGATTTCTCTAAATCCGACGCGCCTGACATAATGCCGGCTTCTTCTGTAGGTTCTTTAGGTGTCACGCCAGCCTTAGATTGACCCTGACCAATCACCCTTTTAACGGTAGCCTGTATAACCTGCGGGTCTGTCCCATCTGGAAACTCTAACACCCTACCATCTGATAGCTCTGCTCTAATACTCATGGTATTTGGTTTCCATTGACATCAAATTTAATGACGTTTGCACTAGGCTGGTTAATTTCAAATGTTTTAGGTATGCGCCTCATGATTGATGTTGAGAATTTATCGGGCAGGCTATCCCCATAAGTATCAAGATAATCAGTTATTTGAGTCCGAGAGGATTCAATTGCAGAGTTTGACAGCCCCTGTGCTGTGTCAACAAATTGCTGTATCTGCTTACCACCTAGTATTTCACCGCTTGCAAGCTTGTTATACATATTTCTTATGCCTTCTGGGACGCCAGCAGAGTTTTGAGCCGTTGAAAACTCACCCTCTCTAACAACTGACGTAGGGTCTAGCGCCTTCATAAATTTAAAAACAAGAGCAATTGACGCAGGGCCACTAGGCATTTTTTGTAACTTAGATAGGTCGTTAGCAGTATTGTGTATTAATGTTGTGTCTTTAAGAAACCCAGTAATGTCCTTGTTGATAGACTGCTTATCTTTCAGTGACAGCGCCTCCCCGCTTTTTTTCTTAGCTGCAATTGCATCTAATCTACTTGCTGCAGTTGGGTCTATAGAATAAGTGCCAGTGTTTGGATTAAAGACCATACCACCTTCTGCTTTTTGTTTATCCGACTGTTTTTTTGTTTCTGGTGCTTTGTAACTATCATCAAATAAAGACCTGTAATTACCAATCATACCTAAAGCACCATCAACGTCACCAGCGCGTAAGGCGTTATAGACTTCCATTGTTTCGCGTGGGTTTCCTCCGCTCATTGATGAATCTTGTGCCCTTCCGCTAAGAAAGTCCATCGCCCCCTGCGTATCGCCATTTCTGATTAATAATTCCGCTGTCTTGGCATCATCTGTCATTGCTTGTCTACGCTGGGCATCCTCCACACCCATAATCTTCATGGCGTTTATTTTGCGCCCCTCAATGCCGTCAAATAAGCTGCTAGTTGCTGCGATTGCGCCTTTTACACCAGCCCCCCTATTAGCGGGGTTGTAAAAATCATACTGTGCCATAATTACCTCTTATCCGAAAAATCCAGTTAATGCGCCCATAACAGTATTCGATGCGCCCGCTGGAGCACCGAAAGCGCCAGTTATCCCGCCAGCCACTTGACCTATACCGCCCCGTATACCTGCTGCCCCACCAGTTAACCCGCCAGCCTGTGCCTGACCAATACCCACGTCACCTGATGCCAATTGTGAAGCATTTCCTGTGGACAAATTAGATAATATTTTTGCTAACTCCTGCTGTTGCGCGGCTGACATATTACCTGTGTTTTGCATGAAGTTGGCGATGTTCACGCCACCCTGGCCAAACACATCAGATAAGCCAGCGCCTTGTCGGTTACTTAAATCCGCTAGTGAGCGCGTTGATTGATTTATCTGATTAGCTAAATCTCTACCTGCTTGCGTTCTAGCTCCACCAAGAGCATTGCCAGCGTTTTGATACATATTAGCAGCGTTAGCGCCTGCGTTTTGCATCATGCCAGCACCTTGACCAGCTAATTGACCAGCAAAGTTGGCCTGATTTAGTCCAGTCTGAGCCTGTAATCCAGCACCTTGACCAGCTAAAGCACTTAATATGTTAGCTTGATTCGATCCACCTTGAGACTGCAAGCCTGCCTGTTGGTTAGCAATACTGCTTGCTAGGTTGGCCTGATTCTGACCTGCTCCTATTTGAGCTTGAGCGCCCGCACCACCTAAAGACGATAGAATGTTAGCTGAGTTTTGACCAGCTTGATTAGCGAGATTGGCTTGATTCTGACCAGTTGACAACATAGCGTTCGCCATGTTTTGCCCTCTATTTGCAGCTATACCCGCGCCCTGCTGTGCAGCATTAGCCGTTAACCCAGCGTTAAACTGACCGCCTTGCTGCTGATAACCAGCGCCTTGACCAAACAAGTTAGATAAATTATTGGCTTGATTACCCGCCAAGCTTGCTTGAGACTGAGCCGCCCCAAGTCTATTACTGGCGTTCTGCAAGCTTGCTTGTGTTTGCATCTGTGCGTTTTGAGCCGCCAAATTACCTTGCTGCTGTCCAGCTTGGGACAGGAATTGCCCTTGCTGCCCTGCTGCCTGTAATCCTTGCCCTGTGGATTGGAAAGCCCTATTAAATTGGTTGTCTAGGTCTTGAGCGGCTATACCAGCGCTTCTATCCTGTAATTCTCTTAGAATGTTTCCACTTACCACATTACCTGTTGCGCTTCCTTGGTTGGTAACGTTACGCATCATTTCATCTTGCAGGTATTTAGTTCCGGGGTTATTCATCATTGCGTTGTTAAACGCTTCTTGACCCTGTGCGCCTGATAAAGCTAACTGCTGTTGCTGTGACTGCAGCCCGCCGCCAGCGTAAGCGCCTACGCCCTGAGCCGCTTGATTGAATTGGTCTTGACCTATGTTTTGATCGACATTTGAAGCGCTACCGCTAAAGTCCCCACCTAAAGCGCCCATGCCTTGATTAATCATATCTTGTGAGGCAAACATGCCTTGACGCAATGAGTCTAATGCGCCTCTTGTCCCTTGGCTTGATTGTTGGCCTGCTAGGTTGTTGCCAGTATTTAATATATTCAAGCCCTGCTGTGAACCTTGATTTAACTGGTTTAACGCGCCAAATTGACCTTGATTTAGTGCGTTAGCGCCCTGCTGTGCGCCACCCATGATAGCGCCAACACCTTGATTTGCTGTGTTTTGTAGCGTGTTAAGTCCCTGACCTAACCCTTGATTCAGCTGGTTAGCTCCAAACTGCCCAGCATTACCCAGTGTATTAGACGCTCGATTAACACCTTGCTGAATGTAATTGCCAGCCCCTTGCTGTGCGTTCTGTAAGGTATTTAAAGCACCTTGTCCACCCATGCTAATTTGATTCTGCCCAAAGGCATTGGCATTTTGTAATGCGCCCAAACCTTGTTGCGTTGCGCCCTGTAAAGCATTCAACCCACCAGTTAACCCGCCAGCATAAGCTTGTTCAGCACCCGCTAGGCCGTAGTTTTGACTTCCACCTGTTGGCGCTGGTTGGTATGGGGTTTGTTGCTGACCCCCCGCCAGTAGTGACTGGACCTGTGATGTTGTTGCGCCTGACACGTCACTGACAAGCCTTTCGCCTTGATATTCCTGCGCTGGCGCTCCATAAAAAGAGCCGCCTCCGCGAACATTGTGCTTCACCATCCCATCAGCCTGCTGCTGGGTTATTGAATTTCCATTGGCATCTCGCAATCCCTGTGGCGCTGGCATTGCCTGTATGGCTTGCTGTGCGCCTGCGCTCATTTGGCTAGGCTGCCGCATCATGTTTGTTTGTAGGTTTCTTAATGCGCTAACTGGTGCTTTCATAATATTTTCCGTCCAAACAAGTTAAAATCTGGCAGTGTAAAGTTTAAATTTGGGTATTGCTCTGCATTATTTGTCATTCCTGGGCCTATAACATTGGGATTTTGCGGTAACCCTGCTGGTGCTTGTGGATACATGGATGTTATCGTTTGAATCTGCTCATCAGTCATTCCAGCCAAAGGGCTTAACGCCTGTTGGCTTGTTTGATAGTCGGGTAATTGCTGCTGGAACATACTCGCATCATAATCCAATTGAGTGGGTTGAAACTGTGAATAATCAACCTGTCCACCCATTAACGCATTGTGAGCCTGTGGCATTCCTGCAAGTATTTGATTCTGCGCTGCAACATTGCCTTGCTGGAAAGTCTGGGCTTGTTGTGGCATGAATTGGCCGAACACATCTAAGGCGCTTTGGTAGCCTTTCTGTGAGTTGGCTTCTGCTGATGGAAATAAATTAAATATATCCTCTCTAGCTTGTTTATTGCCTTCTTCAATCCTTTTTTGCCCAGACTCTATACCTCTCTGTGTGGCCTTAGCAGCTTTCTTTTCTGCTCCCCCAAAGAATGTATCCTTAATGATGCTCATATATCTTTCCTCTCAATGCCGAATAACCATAAATCATACAGCTGGCCGTTTTTAGTGAAGCACTTTTTATAAGTGCCTTCATGCTCAAATCCTAGCCTTTTGGTGTATCGCTTAATATGCGGATAAATACTAGGCACTTGGCTGATAATTTTCTTGTACATACTTGGCGCGTTTTCTGCAACCCATTTTAGCGTCGCTTTTCCGCACTCAATAGACTTGTTTCGCTGTTCTTTTATGATGTATGGATGAATGTCTAGGGTGGTTCTGTTGTAGGCTGATACGTGCATATACCCGCACTCACCAAGACTCAACCAGCAGTCAGTGTCTACGTCTATATTGGCGCATTCTGGCGCTGTATCATCCTCTGTAACGTCACTAAGCATACTCATAACTACGCGCTTTATGTCTTTATGGTCGTGACTTCTACTAACCATCATACCAACACCCAACCTTGTTTTGTTTCACCAGCAATAGACTGGTCACGTTTAACGTATAATATCGCACCGGCCGCGCCCGCATCATTCATATAAACAGCTCCTTGAATAGCATCGATAACACCCTCTGGGTTACCTGTTCCGATTATCATCTCTCGCTGAGTAACTAAGCTAGTCCACGTCCGGAATGATTGCTCCATTGAACCATCATCATTAAGGATAGGCCTGTTTGCATCTGGTGGTGATACTCTAACGGCCACGTTGCGCCCCTGCTTTGATGTTAACTCTTAGCTTTAAAGCCCTAAACTTACAAGGGTCTGAGAACTCAAACAATAAAACGCCTAATCTTGGAAACCTGCCAAGCCTCGCCCAAACTTGTCTTACATTATACTCCCCAATCTTACCCATTGCTCGAGGTATTGGGTCATTAAATGATTTGCCATCAACGCAAGTACTTAATCTTACCTCTGGCTCTGGCTGGTCATCATTACCAACACCTGATTCGGTTGTTAGCTCTACGCTGTTAAGTGAAAATGAATCACCTTGATTAGTTAGTGGCTGTAATGAAAACGCCCTCAGTATTGGGTTGTCATACTCTTTATAATTATCAAGCTTCAATTCACCTATTCGACCATCTTGTGAGTCACCACATAACACTCGACCATAAGCCGTCACCAGTGAATTAACTCTATGTCTAACATTCTGCGTCAAGCCCTTAGTGTCAACGATTTGACTTTGTCTTTCGCTCCACGTACCAGTTAACACTTCATAAACAAAAGTAACTGATGGTAGTGAGAACTCAACAAAATAAGCGCCAGCTTGAGCGTATGAAAATGCAAAGCTTTCCACTATCTCATCTCTGGTAAATTCTTGCAGTTTGGCGTCAATAGCTGTTGTACTAACCTTTTGAGGTGTAGCCCCGTTAAGCGTCCATATAGCTGCGCTTTCGTTTACTGCGCCACCGATAAACATAAAGCCATCATTAATATTAACTAGGCTGAAAGGTGCAGAGCACCCCTTAGATACAAATAAGCCGTTACGCTGAAAAGGAAACCCCGGCAACCCTAAGTTGTCAAAGCCTTCGATTGTCTCTGAGCCTGTTATAGTGAGCTTATTCTTAACTACTATAGGCGCGACTATTGCGTCTGGGTCTGCTGCCGCTGATGCAAAATCTAACGCACTCCAAGTTAACCCGTCATTGGCTGATGATTTAATTATTTTCTTTTCATCTGTAGTGACTACAAAGAATGAATCAACATATACGACATGCTGAGGCTTGCCGTTTGTAGTGTTGAAATCTACGTCTGTTATTTGCTGAAATACTGTGCCTGCTGACTCATTAACAATGTATCCATTGCCACCAGGTATTAACACAAGTAATTGAGTGCCATTATCTGCAAACGAGCATCGAGCTTCGCCGGGTATAACGCCTAAAGCTACAGCGGTAAAAACCTCTAACCCTTCATCGTTAACGGTTCTGTCTATTCTGTAAAGCGTATCACCGTTAAGGAAGTAAGGCTTCCCGTCTTTAACGTGTGAGCCTCTATTGATTTGGTCAATTACACCTGTCGTTAGAATCTCAGACAATCCAGCCGACCCCTTTATCATGGCATCAGATAACGCCACAGCTTGAGGTTTATCAATGTAACAGTTCAAACACTGTTGATTAGACAAAGGCAGGCTGTCAGATACGTAATAACCGTTGCCTAGTGAAACCGGTACAGGCTGACCCATTACCTAGCCTCTACTATGTAATAGCTGTCTGCCTCTGCGGTAATATTGTTTGTAGTGGCAACGTTTGCAACTTGCAACTTAATGTAATCGTTTTGATCTAGCGTTGTATTGATATTTATGTTGAAAAAAGCAACATCCCTGCCACCTTGAAAACTGTTAACCTCCCTCGTCTGGTCTAGCACTGTCACAAAAGACGATGCCGAATCATCCCATTTAGTAACCCGTAGGGATATATCATCACCCGGCGTTCCATCAATCAAGAAATCGGCTATGACCTTAAACTCTCTTGGCGTATTGCCTAAATGCCTTAATTGCCCGCCTGCTGGGTTATCAAAGTGCTGTAAATCTTGAGATGTCCATAAGCCCGCTTCTACATCAACAAATACGCCAGCCGTTGTTATGGTGCTAACCGCTTCTGTTGTCACCTCTATATGCCCGCCCTCGAAGGTGTTAGGCATACCATTATTACCCGACCATGCAGCCACTAAATCCGAATTGCTCATATTTGGGGTTATGTTTGCATCTTGGGAGTTAAACACCCCATTTCTTGTAATTATTGCGCTTTCAATAGAAACCGTTGACGGGTTAATAAAATTAGCCGGGGCAAAGTCAAAAAATGATACCGTAGCATTTAGGTCAATGTTTTGGTTAGACCTAAACCTCGATGCCATAGTGAAGCCAGCACCAGCTTTAAAAAGCGAGTAAGCACCGTCTGTTAAGCCTCTAACTATTGATGTATCAATGAAATAACCACCAACCCAAGCCCCTGCAAGCGTTAGCTCTGGCTTGCCACCAAACCGCCCAGTACCTACTTCTAAGCCCTGCCTGTAACCTGTAATCGTGCCTAGTGATGTGCAATCGTTGTAATTAATACGCGCAAACTCAAAAGCATCAAAGCCCGTGGCCGACGTTAAGTTATAGACCTGCGAGGCTGCGCCAGTTACTTCAACCGCATAGTCAGAACCAATCAAGTTGCCCGACCCGCCAACCGGTGATGTGAACATTGTATAGCCAGTCTCGGAAGATATAAGCTTAGATATGTCAAAGCTGTAACCCGCCAAATTTAAGCCGCCCGAAGGAACATCTATTGATCGGCTACCCATATCAATAATACCATCAATAAAATACTGCTTGGTACTATCAAGCACACCAGCCAAGTCTGAGGCTTGCGTAACTACTACCCTGTTTTGCAAGTCCTCAATATTACCCGCTGTAATTTCAACTGAATTAGCTGTTTGCGTAATGCTAACGTTAGAGCCTGCCTTTATGCGCTTAAATGCAACCTGCGCTGCTGTTGAGTCAACAATAACATTAGCGCCATCAGATGCGCTTCCGGCGTTAGCTAAATTCGTTTTGAGTGCCACGCTACCGTATGGGTCAAGCGTTGCTGTTATCCCCTGTGAAGGCGCTAGGGCACGAATAAAATTAAGCTCACCAGAAGGTTGATTGAGTATCTGTACCGCTGTGGGTGAACCTACGCTTTTAATCTGACCCGTTACGCCAAGACTAGACGACATTGAAGCAAATGAAATGCTGTTTAATGTACCGTTACGCACTAGCGCGAAGTTATCAGAGTCAACCGCACTCGTTACCGCTACAGCGTTTGTTATATCTTGCGCGACTGATTGACAAGTCATTTAATTACTCTCCGCATGATGCTGGATTATCTTCGCAGCAACCATCATAAAAATTATAATCTGAAAAGGTGTTATTTCTACCACTGCCTATTGGCATATTTGAAGTATAACTACTGCCTAGGATTGGGCTACCAAGCTTAATCATAACGTTTAAGCCGTTAGCCGCTCTGACTGATAGGTCTGGTGTAATAACTACGTCATAGGTTGCGGCAAGCTGAATCGCTACGTTGGTTTTCATTCCCATTATAGCGCCAGCAGGGACAGTTACCGTATCAGCCGGATTGGTTAGCTCGGTATATCCAAGCTTAACGCCATCAGCATCTTGCATTGCCATCCAGTCATTTAAATATCTTAACGCTGTTTGGAAATCTACCGCTGGTATTGATTGCTCTGCTGAGTTAATCAATAACTCTTGCAGTATATCATTTACTAGACTTTCTGCCGTTGCCATTCGTTTTACTCTTTTGTGTTGGTTTCTTCCAGCCTAAAGACAAAGCCCATTCCAGCGAATTTTGATTAACTTTAACCTCTGTTCCATCTGGCTTTACTAATGCGATTAAATCTGACATGTGAACCCCTCAAGGTTTTTGTATATTTTACATTATATAGCACGAACAAAAAAGCCCCAATTACGGGGCTTGATTAGCTTGCTTCAATACTAAGGTGTACCGAACGATTTTCCAGCGAAGAACGGGTTAAGAGCCGCATAAGCTGGACGGAAATCAATACGTACAATCTGCTTGTTCGCATCACCATCAGCGTACTTAGAGATACGGAATTGTAAACCGTCCTCAGTAGTGGCGATAGTATCAGTGCTGTAAAGCTTCTTGATTGGTACAGAGCCAATTGAGAAAGCTTGTTTATGCCAGAACAAGTTAGGTTGAATAATAGTGCTAGCAGCACCGCCAAGAGTTACAACGTCGCCAGAAGTTAAGGCAGAGTCAACAGTATTGAATGCGCCTGCTGCTTCATAGATGCCTGGGCCAGTAATAACCAAAGTACCCGCACCAGAACCGTTAAGCGTAACGGCTTCGGTAACAGTACCGCTAAACAAGATGGCTGCGCCAGTTTCGTCAAGGATTGGCTGACGAGTTGAAAGGTTAAGACGGTTACGACCTGTGACAGTGATGGTTTCACCAGCTGCGACCACTAAATTAGCTTGGAAACCAGCAACAGCAATTGATTGCGTCATAGTGTCCTTGGCTGATAAATAAGTGGCTGTAGGCGTAGCTGACAATGTACCTGCTCTATCTGCACCAGCGCCAGTTGTATAGCTAGGTAAGGTGGTGGCAGTCATTACCTTCATACCAGCGAACATATCAGTGATAACGGCTTTTTGGTTAGCTGACATAGAGCCAGTTTCGCCACCTAAGCTACGTTGATTACTTGCAAGTTTACGTTGGGTATAAGGGTTAGCGAAATAACACCAGCTGTCATCCATAGGGATACCAGACGATTGCATTAACGCACCAGCTTCGGCGACTTCATCCCAAGTAGTGATACCTGTTCCAACTGTACCAGCAGCAAGTCCGGTGTTTTTCATGCAGAAGTTAGCGAAGTCAAGCTCAAGGTCAGTTTTGATACGTGTAGCCATTGGGGCTAATAGCGCGTCAAGTTGATCCATTTTCAAGGCTTCATCAGCTTCGTTAAAGTCAACGTCTACAGTGAAGTAGTCCTGCACTGTACCAGAGGCTTTACCAGTGATGATATCTGAACGACCAACACCAGTTATGTCACCAGCAGAGGTGCGCTTAGATACATAATCAGTAGGACGTTTAAAGTCTACTGTATCGCCAGTATCAGCTCCAAATTTACCATTTAAAAGCTGAGTGTTTACGTTCTTAGAAATTACACGTCCAGACTCGAACTTGTCCAAAAATACTTTAGCGAGTTTACGTGTAAAGTTACTGTCAAAATTATTAGCCATGAGTGGCTCCTTTATTCAAATTTAGCGTTGCCGATATAATTATATTTACCAGCGTCTTTGTCTCCACCGCCTCCGTTAACTTTCGTTGCTGGTGGTGGCGCGTTGGTTTTTCTAGGCTTTAAAGCTGCAAGCTTAGGTTTGATTGCCCTTTCGATATATAAAGCCGCCTGTATTGGGGGCATAGATAATATCTTTTCAGCATCATTGTAATTAGCTGCTAGGTGCTTGGTGATTAACGCGCCTTGCTCATCATCTAAAATGTGCATGGCTACATCTTCACTAAGTCCGTAGCTGGTAACTAACTGCCCTGCTTGCTGCAACTCTTGAGTGTCGATTCCAAACGCCTTAGCTCTTTCTGTGTAGATTTGAGCTTTCTTGTTTATTTCTTCACCTTGCTTGCGTTGCTGCTCTGCCTGTTGTTGCTGCGCGTATTGGTTCTGGACGTTTTGCCCATACTCATAACGCGCATTGTTTTTGATAGATTCTTCATAAGCTGCAATCTTGGTGTCATAGTCATCATCAAACGGGTCAGGTCGCTCCATTACTTGCGGGGCTTGCTGTCTATTCTGTGCTTCGTACTCGTCAAGTTTGCGCTTATACTCTGCCGCCTCTCGCTTGGCTTGTTCAGCCTCGAAATGCTTTTGAGATATTCGCTTGTTAATTGCATCCTGATTAACTTGCTTTTCACTATCAATGGGATTTTCTTCGTGTTCCTCATCACTATCAGTTGCTAAATCTGATGGCTCATTGGCCTCTGTAATTTCCTCGCTTTCAACTTCCTCGACATATTCGTCATTGTCAAAAGTCGGTTCGTCACTTTGTAGCTCACTCATGTTATTGCCCTTAAAAGGTATTTATAGCCGCGATACTGTCGCGTACAGTTGGTTTATTTTAACACTTCATAACCCATATTCAAAATAATACTTGGCTTAGTGCAAATGATGATGTATGGTAATGCAAATGATGCAAATAACAGGGGGTTACAATGAATCCAGTTACAAGAAAAATACGCGACAAGGGATATAATCTAAACGAGTTTTGCGCTCATATGGGATATTCTCTTAGGTGGTACAGACAACACGCCAATAAAAACAATAGGCAGGGAAAGAAAATCAGCGCGTTTGTGCATGATATGGATAAAAACAACTTTATTAATGATATGGAGATATTAAAATGATAAAGGTTAGAACGGACTCATTAATGGTTTACAACAAAAAAGGTAAAAGTAATGAAAAGGACTGAAGCCCCAAGCAAGATACCTAATTGGCTAGCTGTGCTGCCAAAGAATGCGAACATAACCACCAGGGAATTTGCTATTGCTTTAGGCGTTAGTGGAAGAACTTTGGCGCGGAGGGATACGCCGAAACCTGATTGGTTATCAGGCAGAACTTACAGAAGGAAAGCTCCGTCACGCCCATACCTTACTGGAAGGCTATGACCGTAAGAAATTACATTAGAAAGCTGATTGCTAGTGAACAACAAAAAGGTGATGAATGATGTACCTACTATTCGCTGCTGTCGGCTTCCTTGCCGCTGGCTTTACTGGTGTCGCTATTGGTGTAATAGTGGCTGTTGTGGTTGAGTTTATTTATAGGGTGTTTTGGGGTTAGCCCGCTAGCTAGGCGGGGTATCCGTTTCTTCCTCAAGATTATCTGATACGTTAGCATATGCCTTTGCTGTGCTTTCGTTCATTATAGCCTCTGCGCCCATAGCCTCCTTTAATGCCTTTAATGTATCTGCTGCTAGCTTTTGAGACTCATCAAGTTGCTTTTGCATTGCCAGCATCTGCGTAAACTGCTGGTTTTGTGCCTGCAAATCAATTTTTTCTTGGCTCTGTTGGATTTGTGCCGCATCGACATTGTATTTATCCTCTTTTTCGCGCATGAATTTCTGGACATCTAGCTGCTGTTCTTGCTCTGCCAATGCAAGCCTTCTATTTTCCAACTCCATCTCGGCAACCTTCAACTGTTGATTAAATTGCGCCTCTTGCTGCTTGGTTTGTGCGCCCGTCTGTGCTGCTTGAGCTTTCCCCATCTCAGCTTCTGCAATTAATAAATTAGGGTCAGGCTGTGGCGGTTGGTTCTGCGCCTCTTGTGCTGCTTGCTGTTCTTCTGGTGTCATCTGGTCGAAAGGTATAACGCCATTCTGTAATTGCATAGCTCTTGCGCGTTCAGCTACTACATCCATGCCCGGCTCACTAGAGTTCTTAAGCATCACGTCACGGCTAATCTCTATAAGAGTTGGGTCAATAGCAGCATAAGCTAACATCTTGTCTGTCATAGCATCTTGGCGGTTTTTGAATGCCGCACCATAACTACAACTTACATCGTACTCGCCTACAGATAAATCGTTAACAGTGATTGCTTCGCCTGTTTGGTTGTCAATAACAACTTGGTTAAGCGTAACAATCTCGCTTTCTCCATCCTCTGCCAATATACGCTGTTGTCTTGTTGCGTCATATACTTTTGGAATAGCATTAACCAAGCACTTGCCAACTGCCGTAAGAGTGGTTTGTATTGAGCGATAATATTTAACCGTTGAACTGTTAGACTTTTCAATCTGCTTATCAAGCGCAACACCAGATTGTAGGTTAGCATTATCCGCAAGTTGAGGGCTAAATGCCCCTGTTGCTAGGTCAATGGATTGGGCAGACATAAGGCTTAACTGTGATAGCCCAGGATTAACAGGCGCACCACCTAAAAATTGTGGTGTCATACCTGGTAGGTTAGGGTCTATATTAAAGTCCTGCCAAGGATTGGCGTTAGTGTTGAGGGTTGATAGTGTTTTCTCATGCCCCTTACGCATTTCAGGCGTACCCCAAAACTTGGGTCGAGGTGATAATACAACTTCTTCCACTTCACGACTAAACGCCATGTTGTGTACGCGTTGCTGGTCTAACGCTTTAGCTATTGCGCCCCTGACTACGGCCTTGCCGTCAATTACTTTATGGTTAGCATAGCAACCAAACACCGGCAGACTATCAAATACTGTTTCTTCTTCTGGGCTTAACCAATCGTTACCGTCCATAATACGCTGATAGATTTTATGGGTTAGCCGCTTGCGTCTGCGAACCTCTACTATTCCATCCATTGCCAGCTCGTCAACAATCATATCAAAGTCTTCATCTGCTTTGAGTATTGCGCCGTCTGACATTTCAACTATCTCAATGGTTTCAGGTTTTTTGTAATAGCATCGGCTTATAGTAATAACGTCTGGCTTATCGTAATAGACATCAGCTTTAATATCTCTATTAACGCTCATCATCTTACCGTCTGGAAACTTGCTTTCGTATTCTTCCTTGCTTATATCGTCATCAATAAAAACGAATCGAGCATCTGAGTTATCAGCCATTACGCTAGCTTGGTCAAACCAGACACGATTTACAAAGTCTGGGACGTAACGAATAAATAGGTCTTGGTCAAAGCTGTCACCGTCGATGTAGTCTTGCTCAATATAAACCCCAGACATACCACTAGTAACCATCATGCGACCCATTGACGCATATGTTAGCTCTGCGCTGCTGATGTTCTCTATGTTGCGTATAATGCCTTCTAGGACTTCTGCCACATCTTTAGATGATTCACCGCTTGACGGGCTTATCTTGATAGCAAACTCGTTATCTTCTATCTCACCGCATATTGAATCAAGTATAGGATTACAACGGTCGTCAGTATAGCGAGGCTTGCCGTTCATCTTAGAGATAATATCCGGCTCCCACTGCCCGTCCTCTTTCTCTACAAAGTAAATCTGCTCACGAGCTTTGTCGCGCTCATCTTCGTTAGTGCCTTGCGACTTCTTGCGCTCGTCTGCTACTGTCTGAAAATCGTTGTAATCAATCATTGTCTAACCCCAAAAGCTGTCAAATTCTAGCGGCTTAGTATCTGCCGCTAGGTCTGGTATTTCTTCACCCATTGCCAAGCAATCAGCCATGTTAGGTGATGCTATTTTTAATTTATTCTTCATATCTTCTTTGCTCATTAGCTGTATTTTGCCAGCGCCATTGGGCTTTCTGGGTATTCTACAGACTTCTGCTCGTAATTTCTGCAATACAGGTATTTCACTACTAATGCTGATTAGCGTATCTGGATCAACATACTCTTTCTTAACGACTGCCCTGTATGTGTTAAAGAATCTTTCGGCCAACTTCATGTAATATTGAGCGCGCTTGTTGTAGAACATATCAGCGTTGGTCTTAGGCTTATCATTACTACCTAATGAGCCTAACCCATCATAAACGGCCTTCTTATTCTCTACAGCGTTAGAGCCTCGATACATTCTAAGTTCGCACTTAATACCATCAAACGAATCGCCAATCTGCCTACGTAACAAAGCACCCATACCGTCACCATCCCAAACGAATAAATCAGCATTAGCTTGTATTGCTATCGCTGTGGCCTTGTCACATGCCTCATTACCGTCTGCTGCTTGAATCTCACCTATGTCGTTATACAAAATACCTTTGCGTACTGCGTAACCCGTTTCATCTGCGCCTTCATCAGCGGGATCAAGTGTTGCTACCGTTGCGCCTGTTGGTGTTATACCTAACTTGATATGTGCGTCAATAGCAGCGTCAAACCATTCAGGTTTAATAATAGCATCTTCAACTGAGTCGTTGAATTTACCTTCCCATATCCAATCGTATTTGCTGCGAGTAAGATTCTCATAATCCCATTGACGCAATCGTTCTTGCTCTTCATTCCACCAAGGGTTGTCGCGCCAGTTAACCACTAAGATTAGGTGTAAATTATCCTCGTATCTACCATGCTTTTCTAGCTCTGATAGGTATGGAACAATAAACCTCTGACTGAACGGGTCTGCTGATGATTGAGGGTTAGCTGTGAATATACATTTAGCCCCAGGATTACGCAGAATTGTAGGCAGTAACTTATCAATTGAGTCTTGGCTAGCCCTGTGCGCTTCCTCAAACCATGAATATTTATAATCTTGTGCTGATTGAATGGAATCAGGGTTTCTGTTAGCTCCACTGTAGCGAGTCTTTGCGCCCTCTGGGCTTATTACTGAATTTGCTTGGATGTTCCAGTTGTCTAGCTTTAATCGTTTCTGTATTGAGCCTTCAAACACCCTATGCACTGAATCAAGAACCGAGTCTTGAAACTCACGCAAACAATAAACGTCTGCTGCTTCTGTTGCCATCTTAAATGTAAGGTAATCACCTATACCGATTGACTTGCCAGAGCCCCTACCGCCAACTATAACAATTATTTGCTGCTTGGCTGTGAATAGAGACTCTAAAGCTCGATTAATCTTTAGTAGTGGCATTGACAAACTCTACAGTCCATTTAGCCTCAACAGCACCACCGTTAGCGCCTGTAATTTCACTCTTAACCTTAGTACCTTCCTTCCTGTCAAGCACCTTATGAGCTGTGCTAACGTCATCGTCATTAAGTGCTGAATTAATGACCTTCTTAGCCTTTAAGGACGTGTTGTTTTTAAGTATCTCTTTACGCTCCATAAACAAAGGGTTGTCATCACAATAATTATACAAAGTGCTTTTACTTATATTGGCATTACAACAAGCCTCTAAGTCAGTACACCCCCAACTAAAGGCATCCTCTAGTTTTTGGATAACTTCCGGGGTCATTACTGTTGGCCTGCCGCCCTTATCTTTCATACCTAAACAATCTCACACACGGGTAAAATATCTACCACCGAATCAAATACAGGTGCCTCTAGCTGCCCTACAGCATACGCAACACTT